AGTCTGCTTATAAATAACTGATCTTCTTTTGGAGCTTCAATTACTCTTTCCAAAGGTCTAATATTCTGGTTAATGCCACCTACACCGCCTATAGATGGTGGTTGTGGTGGTATAACTGGACGTGCAACAGGAGGTGTTATAACTGGGGGTAATATAGGAGGTGGTGTTACAGGCGGTAATTGTGGCGGTTGAATCGGTGGTAAAGGTCTAGTTATAGGTGTTATACCACCAATATTAACAGGCTCTGGAATAAACTCTCTAGGTGGTACCTGTATGGGTAAATCTCTAACAAATGGTTCTGGTCTTTTAAATATTGGATTTAAACCAGTAATATTTATTGGCTCACCTATAGGTGCCATTATAGATGCTCTAAAATCTCGTATCATACTTTACCTATTTCGTTAAACTTTTCAAAAGTTTTCATAAGTTTATCCATGTTCTTTGCACCTTTTTGTCTATCTGGTGCACCATTTGGTATTAACTCTATGCCAGTTTCAGTTTTTGTAATTTTAAAACCACCCAAACCATTATTAGCAGATGATGTCATTACAAACTCACCATCACTTAACATAGCTGGTATATCATCACTTGTCCCTGTGCCTGGACCAATACTTGGACCGCCCATTCTAAGATCAAGCTCTTGTTCGTCTATTCTGCCTCCATAACTCATTCCTGGTCTTATACCAACATCAAATCCCGTAAAAGTTGGTGCTGGCATAAGGTCTGGTCTAATAGATTGTCTTATATCTTTTAAACCACCTTGTTTACCTTCAAAATCTTCTTTAACTGCTTCACCATACAATCCAGCTAAAGCTAATAATGGTAAATTTATACCACTACCATCGCCTTCACCTTTTACAGCGTCTTCAACTTTTTTAATTATGCTTGGAGTTTTTAAACCAAAAAATCTACCACTACCAAACCTATTTTGTAAATTAGGTAATATTTGCCCTCCAAACGGGCCTGTTGATTTTGATGTTGAACTTGGTGTTGTCGTTGTAGTTGTGCTTGGTGTTCTGCCAAAAAGACCTGCTAAACCTGATCTAAATTTGCCTTTAGCACCAAAAAATTTACCAGATGTTGCTGAACTTGCACCTTTACCTAATAAACCCCCTAATGGTCCAACGCCACCAATACCAGCTATACCTAAGCCAATAGCTGCGACAGGTGCTACCTTTTTAACTACTTTTTTAAGACTTTTACCTAGCTTTTTAAGAAAACCAAACTCAGCCATACCCGTAATAGGGTTTATAGACATACCATCCCCAACGGTATACTGATTAGGATCTAACCCTACAGCCATCATTTCTTTTTTGATTGTTTCTTGTGTTTCAGGAGAAAGCACTGGTGGTACTACCATTTCTCCTGGTGCTACGTGGGCAAGCATGGTGTCTTCTCCTCTACCTAGACCTGCTATACCGCCTGGATTTTCAATATCTATCATGCTCAATTCATTCCTCATTACATTTTAGCCAAAATACTAATAAGTATCTATTGCCTGATTCTACTGCTAGTCCCCTGTGCATATGCGTAAAACTAGGAAATATTAGAGCGTGGCCAGTTGGTAATGGCTCGACTGTACCACGTTTTAAAAATTCAGTTCCGCCACCTTGGTAATCGCCTGTGTTAAGAGGCACTACCATACTTATATCAGCACTTGCATCGTGATGCCAAGCACCTTGTTTTTTATCCCTTAAATTATAGTTTGCTATTTGTATTCCGCCACTATCTACGTGCCTGTTCCAAATATTCAAAAATATAGGATTTCCTATAGTATATATCGTTTGCATTAAAGATTGAAAGATTTGTGGACAATTATCTTGAAAAGTTATTTCTGGTATTTGTCTTAAATCATCCTCCTCTGGATTAGGATTAAAGCCATAATGCCTTTCTAAATTATGCATTTCGTCTAATAAGACGCTACAAAACTTCTCTGAAAAGAAAGGAACTGTATACACATCTGCAAGTGGTTCTTGTATTATTTTATCTAAAGCAGTGTCCTTTCTATCGTTTACACCACTATCTTCATAAAAATCCACTATAGGTTGTATTGAATTTCTAACGGCATCTAAAGTTTCCTTTTGCACATACCAATCACTTGGATACATAAGTAAAAGGTTTTTTGGTTGATATGTCAGTTGTTCTGCTGTATTAATCATAATTCTATTGTTATATCACCATTAGTCTTAATAGAAACACTACCTACATCTGATGCCATTTCAAATCCTTTAGGTAAAGATCTTTCACCAATATCTACCCATTTGTTGCCTGTGTATACTTGCAAAACGCCCACAGTAGTATTCCAAATAATGCTTCCAGCATTGAACTGTAAAGTATTTTTTTCTGCATCACTTATTTGACGTACGTTATCTAAATCAACGGCACCAAGATTTATTTCTAGTATTCTTACTAATCTGTTAAAAATATCTGATGTAACTTGTTCAGAAGCTAATGGTAATTGAGTTTGTAATATTTTACTCATCGTTTACCATCTGGCTTTATATCTACTCTTGTAGCACCTAAACGCCAACCAATAGATAAATTACCATCATTTGTAGCATCATCATCTGATTCAAAACGCAAAGCCATTTGTCTTGATCTACTACGCACAAATACTTGTTGAGTAGATGAGTTTATGGCACTTGTAGAATTTGTAGTTAGACTATCTCCAGGAAAGTTTCTAGTTTTTAGCACAACATTAACATTTCCATTATTGTCATCTTGTATAAATTTGTAGTCTGGTATGATTCTTTTTATAAAACTAAACTGTTCTCCATCACCAATATCCATATCAGAGCTTTCTATAAAAACATTAGTCATAGGTGAACCATCATCATTAAAACCTTTTTCTTGTTGAAATAGATAGCTATTACCGACAGCCCTAGGATAATTTTCTATGCCAGCATCTAACCAAGCTGTTCTTACAAGTTGTCCATAAAACCAGATGTTTTCAGCGTAATTATAAATTACGTATCTGTCTATTTCGCTTGAGCTAGCAGAACAGTAGAACCATCCAACTTCATTTTTATCTGCTATTGTAAAAGCATTTATTTTAAATGATTGTGTAAGGTTAATATCATTAAAGACGTAGTTATGCACAGAGCAAGGTAAATGTTGTACAGATCCATTGTATACGTAAAAGTTGTTGTAGCTCATCCAATACACCCCTTGTGGTGCAGTTACAGCTGCTTTGGGACCTACTAAACCAACCCCTTCATTAATTAAATTTATGCCAAAGGTAAATGGTGGTCCAATAAACTGCATGCTATACAATGAAGTATCAGTCCATATCAATATTTCTTGCCTAGCCTTAACTCCACCAATAATTGCAGAACCACTAGATAATCTTAGTGAACCAGCAGTATTTGTTGTGAGTGGCTCAAAATCTAGTTCATTTTCTTGGTCACTAAATGCAATTAACATCGGATCTATACTACCTGTTCTCGAAGAGCCTGATATAGGATCTGCACCTAAAACTATTAGATGCCTGTCTTTTTCTGATGTTATTACTTGTAAGCCTACTGTTGGCACTAAATTAGCACCAGATATACCTGATAGCTCAACGGCTCGTGTTGTAACATTATTATTCTCTGTCCATTTAAATATACCACCAGCTCTGGGATTTATAATTAGATCTTCACCAAAGTTATCATGTGACCAAATTCTAAGTTGGTTTGTTGCGTCCAAAGCACTTGTGCTTCCAAACGTTCCTGCACCCCAACCATCTATACCCCATCCTGTGCCTGGAACAAAAACATCTAAACCAACATTAATTTGGTAAACACCTACAACTGAAGATCCACCGTTACCACTATCAGAAGAGTTTGCAGTAACAGTTGCACCTGATGTGTCTTTAGCTTCTATGGTGTAACTATTAGCATTGACTATGGTTGCTATTTGATATTCTTGATTTAAAACAGCAGCAGTAATATTGCCCCCTAATGAAGATGCACCACTAAATGTTACAAAATCATTCTTTACAGCCCCATGTGCAGTATCTGCAACGGTTATGGTAGCATCACCATTTGTGGCAGAAAATGTCACATCACCTGCGGATGTTGTTAATCTTATTGGTGTTATATCGTTAAATACTGTACCGCTTTCAATATAATACTTAAGGTGCGTTCCTATACCAAGATACTTTGTACCACCTAATGATATCCAACCGTGTAAAGCTCTAGCTGTGCCTAAATATGTTGCGGCTGATAATTTTTCCCA